GTAGGGTTTGGCCCACCTCGGCTTGATGTCGACGGCACGAGGACGTCCTGAACGTTCTAAGTGCTTCTTATCGGCAACAGGTTCACTGCCGCGCTTTAAGAAATACTTAAGCAAGGCATCCTGACCATCCAGAATATCTCTGGGTAGGCGAGATGATACCACATACCCTTTAACCAAAGGGGTATGCAAATACTCACACCAACGATCCTCATCAGTTTGAGGAAGAAAGGAGGTGCGACCCAGCACTGAGGAGGTATCCTGTACATACGGAAAATACTTAAGTATTCCCGTAATGACAGAATCCAACCATTTCGTGGTGCCCCAGAGACCAGCTTTGTAACACTGGTTTCGAAGGGAAACTAACGAAATGACCTCAGGAACGTCCTTCCGTGAGGAAGGAAATTCTCGACGGACTTTGACGTAACTAACATCAAAGCCATCATAGAACTCCTTCCCACAAGACTCTCGGAACTTGCCGTTCCAGAAAGACTTGTGCATACCAACCTTTGCACCGAAGTGCTCAAGCTGGTATATAACGGAATCGACACTATCTACGGGGCAAATGATATCGTCCCCGTAGATACGCACCAAGCCAGTAAAGCGGATTAGATCCCGCTTACTGGAAAAGCGCGTGTTGAGCTTCTGCTCGATCCCTAAGAAGACAAGGGTCAAAAAGACCATTGCCTCGATGGGGAAGCAGAGAGCTGAACCCATAGACGCATACTTAGCCAAGGTTATAATACCATGGCCAGGTACGCGAGCCCGTCTAGAACGCGTGGCATCGAGAGCCTTAAGCAAATGAGGCCAACGGTGGCACATCGTCTGAACGAGCTTCCAAGAAACGCGATCAGATGCCTCACTCAAATCGAGAGTGGCAAGGTCCTGATTAACAGAACCTCTCATCGCCATGGTCTGGTTAGGACCTTGGTCGGTGAATCCGATCATGCTCGAGAGCAAAGAATCACCCTCAAGCAATTGAACAATTGGCTCTAGAACAGCCTGCTGTGCATATTGCATAGCAGTTGGCTCTATCGCAATTATTCGTGGCGTTTTTTGCGTCTTAGGTACAGAGATCACTTTAACAGGTATCTCTGCGCCGGGTTCGAGGAATGAGACTGCCTCATGCTCAACTCCGTAGTATTTGGGAGAAGAGAAAAGGAAGTTTCCAACATGGAAAACTTCCTCGAGGCGATCAGTCCAAGTGCGCTGAGAATACTTCGCGTTTCCGCGGAGTTTATCAGCAGTTGCACCTGGCCCATGTTTTGGGACGACATCTTCGTTGTAGATCAAGAGATCTAGCTTCGAAAACACCGTGCTGAACAGAATCGATGACATCCGTTCGAAATCCAAAAGATTGGTTTCGGTTAGGGCATTATCGACAGTGTGTCTCACTTCCTGCTCACATTGCACATATCCATCCATTGCAGCCTGCTCTCGAGATTTGGTACTCGGGAGCAGAACCTTGCTAAAAGACAAAGTCAATTGTCGAATAGCATAGATTGCTTCAATGTCTGGATCGGGCAACAACACGCCGCTACCACGATCAAAAACTAACTCAAGGAAACCCTGAAGAAACTCAGGGAGACCTGCTCTCCAAGTGAAACCTTGGAAAGAGTCGTGAGTTACCAGTCCATTGTCAAGGGCTTTTTGAAAGTCCTTTCCAAAGGCTGGTAGGGTTATCGTAAGAAACGATAACCCCTCGTGTTTTGATCGTTCCCGGACGGTTTTAACGTCCGTGGTGGCGCTAGTGTGACATCGGATGGCCAAATCTTGAGCCATCCTCTTCCAGAGCAACATTAGGCTTTTCATGAGCCCTCCTAATAGAGGTGTTCATCCGTAGCCTAAGTCAGTCACGGAGCAGACACAACTAACCATTGGTCAGGTTAGAAGTGCCAGCACCAGGACCAAGCCTCCAAGAGCCATAATACCGATCAAAATGATCATTATTACGGTCTGTAGGAGAGAGAAATTGTAATCGAACATATGATTACTATTTCCTTTCACCCCAGCCTCACGGCTGGATTGACGCGGAGAGAGGGAAAGGATATTGAGAATGAAGTCCAAAGTGGTTTCTTCATGCTCTTTATCCTTCTCTTTCCGGCTCTCAGCCCTAGGGCTAAGAGGGTTTCTCCTGCCACGATTCTCAGCTCTCAAAGCTAAGACTCGCGAGCAAGAGCCTTTTTCACCGCCGAATAGGTAGACGCTGCAAGGAATTCATTCAATCCCTTGACAACGTTTTCCACTTCGGTATTCGTGAAGCCCGCCCGAGGGCGGTCTACTACGAGATACACAGAACTAGAAACATCTACGTTCTGAGTGGTGTCATAGGCGTCAGTGGTGATCTTGGACTGATCGATCCGAATGGTATGTCTCCAACGCCCCTTCGCAGTTTCCTGCGTTGAGATCGTTAGGGATACCGTTGCGTCTTCATTGGTGTATTCCGACTTCATCCCGTTCGTGGAAACACGCACGAGAGTAAATTCGGTAGCACCAATTTTGACTTTTTGTGGATCGGTGAATGCCATTAGGCATTGCTCCTATTCTGATGAGAAGAACTCATCGTTGTGGTTGCAGTGAACTGCGATCACAGCTTGGTGAGACCAAGAGCGACCGTAATGGCAACCTGGGTAGGTGATAAATCTACACCAGTGAAGCCAAATCCAAAGGGGCCCGCAGGTATGCGAACTTTCTCCCGACGAAAGTCAGAAGAAGGCGGCATAGGCCTACCCTCAGAACCGATAAGGTTCATATTGGATAGGTTGTACGTATATGAATGAGTAGTTTCTCTCATCATATAACCGTACCCTAGGACCAGGCCGGCTAGTCCGAAGTTGGTAGCGTTATGAATAACGTCGCCAGCATTCGTAAACCAGTCGACAGCCCAGCTCCACGGCGACAGCTCCCAGAGAACATCTGGAGAAAGGGTAATGCCGAATAACTTATCGGCCTCAGAACCATAACCTAGCATCTTTCTAAAGCTATCAGTTCTAGAAGGTAATGCATAGGTATAGGCTCCTGAGAACCACTTTCTACTCTCTGCAGCACTAACGAGAGTGCGCGTCGCGGTCTGATTACCTCGAAAACTGGACGTAAAATCGTTGCCTTCAAAAGAACAGATGGCACCGGCAAACGTCTCAGTTACCTCAAGGTAACTTTTCTCAATGGGGAACTCAAAAGTACGATGAACGAGCTTTCCTTCATCACGATGATATTGTTGAACAATATCACGTGAATGTCGGGCAGCATGCCCAACTTGTAGAACTTCTTCTACAAGCGGGCGCCATCCGAACTGGTAGTTGAGATACTCACTACCAGCCGATTTGGCGATCTCCGTTCGTTTCTTCCAGGAAAGGATGCCTGGGATGGAAGGAATTCCATCCTTACGCACCTCACCTAGGAGAACAGCTACTTTTGAGGCTGCATTAATGGGTGCCGTTTGTGCTATAGCAGTAGTACCGTCCTCCTCCAGGGAATCCGAATCAACGGATGACATGGAGTGGGCAGTACTTGGATAAAAACTGCTTGGCATTTTAGGCACTGGAGTAGCCACGTTGCCGACCAATTTCAGAGATGATTTTGGATCGACAATCTTGCGGCTACCAGAGTAGTGCGCCAGACCAGGCGCAACTTCTCTTCGGACCGTGTAAAACGGCCCGCCAGAATGATAGCGACCATCTCGGCCGCGCTCATGCCCTTCCGTCTCAGTGTACTGAGATCCCTTATAAACCAAAGTGGCGCCTTTTGAAACGACGCCCGTGTTATTTGACGCGCTCGCGAACTCAACCTTTTGGTTTCGTTCTCGAGACTTGGTCTTCAGGGACATTGAGAGAGCTCCTCTTTGCTTGGAAGACATATTTCTATGTCTAGTGGATGTTGCACTGCGCGGGCTACCTTACCAAGG